ACTTTTAATTAAAAATAATAAATAAAAAGGTATTTATCAATAAAAGCGTATGCAAAGTAGAGTTCCGATAACAAGATTAGGTAAGTTTTTTGGTTCCGAAGATTTCGAATTAGAAGTCGACATGGGTCAAGAATGGTTAGTTGGTGATATCAATTTTACTTGTGTTCTTTACCGCATTGATAAAAGTAAAAACAAAGTGGATGACGTTTATGGTGAAGCATTAGAAAACGGGATTAAATTCTTACCACCTGTAGAATTCCAAGCATACATTACAATCGCAACACCTGAAAATAAAACTGTCGGGTCGTCGAAGTTGTCACAATCTGAACCCGGAAATATTACAATTTCTGTGTATAATAAAACGTTAGAAGATTTAGACATTCAAATTAACTACGGTGATTATATCGCTTATTATGATAGTGAAGATTTTGTAAGATACTATACAGTAGTTGATGATGGTCGTGTAATTTCTGACACTAAACATACGTACAAAGGATACAAACCTTTCTATAGAACTGTCAAGGCGGCATACGTAACACCTAACGAATTTATGGGACTATAATATGGCATTACCAAAAATTAAAAAAACTCTTCCATTAAAATATCCTAAAACTCTTTTACCGAGAAGAGAACAAATCAAGGATATGATAACTCAGGACGGTACATATCTTCCTAAGTCATTACTTCATGCGGATTTGGATCGTGGGTTTTTGGATTTTGTTAAGAATACTTTGGAGTGTGTCGTTGAAGGTAAAAAGGTTCCCACTGTTGACATATTACTAACAACACAGAACTGGTCACAGTTTGTCGAGACTTGGGATTTTCAAAACATTGATAATAACGTTGAGCCTCCCTTCATTACAACCATCAGAACACCTGAAGTAAAATATGGTAATAATCCTGCTGTCATGTACAACATACCAAATAGAAGAATGTACTATTATATGAACGTACCGACTTGGGATGGGAATAGAAATGGTATGGACATATATAAAATACCTCAACCAGTTCCTGTTGACATCAAATATACCGTGGCGATAGTTTGTAATAGAATGAGAGAAATCAATAAATTCAATCAAATTGTTATGCAAACTTTCGCTTCAAGACAAGCTTATCAAGTTATCAAGGGACATTACATCCCAATTATTAACGACGGTGTGAGTGATGAGTCTGTTATGGATTTGGAAAAAAGAAAATATTATATACAAAAATACGAATTCACAATGATGGGATTTTTACTTGACGAAGATGATTTTGAGGTTGCACCTGCAATCTCAAGAGTTTTTCAAATGTATGAAGTTGATTCAAGTCCAAGTAAAAAAAATCAAAGAAAACCAATACCAAATCCACCACAGGAAGTTGTTTATACATATCCAATTGATGTTAATGAATATAGTTTAACTTTTGAATATACTGCTAACCTTACCGTGGTCGATAGTGAAAATATGGCTGGTTGGCAGATTTACATAAATGGATATTTTTATGGTTACAATTCTGAACTGATTCAGATCAATACTAACGACACATTAAAAATAGTGGCTGCTAAAGACTGGGATGGTGCGGTTGGGTCGATTACTCTATCAGTTAATTTACTCTAATCTTCACCATAGACATCCTTTTTTTCCTTACATTTTTCTAAAATTAAGTTCTCTAAAAACCTATACATTTTAATTCCTCGTTTATCACAATACTTCTTTAGTACTGAATGAACTTCAGAATCAATTTTTAAATTTTTTATCTTCTTGCTGTCGTTATTCATAAAGTAGAAAAAAGGCAGAATAAAATCTTACCAAAATATAAATACTTTTTAATATGTAAAGTTTTTGTAGTTTGACGCAATATTTATTATTAAAATAAATGAATAAAACCGTAAAACTTTAACATGGCAACAAACAGTAAAGTATTTGTATCGCCAGGTGTGTACACCTCTGAAGTTGACCTAAGCTTTGTAGCACAAAGTGTGGGTGTAACAACATTGGGTATTGCTGGTGAGACATTGATAGGTCCAGCCTTCGAACCTATCTTTATTAGAAACTATGACGAGTTTACTACTTATTTTGGTGGTACTTCACCTGAAAAGTTTGTTAACACTCAGATACCTAAATACGAGGCAGGATATATTGCAAAAGCATATCTCCAACAATCAAATCAATTATTTGTAACCAGAATCTTAGGATTGTCTGGTTATGATGCGGGACCTTCTTGGTCAATTAGAACTGTGGCTAACGTAGATCCAACAACAATTGACTTATATTGTTTAAGTGCGGTTACTTCATCGGCAACTTGTGATACTACTTGTGTGACTTTCAAAGAAGAAGATTATATTGTTACATTTACAGGATGTACTGATGACATCACAAGCGTTGGGTTTACAAGTGCGTTTCCAGCAAACTTACAAAGTATTCTAACAGAGCAATACCAATTATTTAACGGATCGACAAGTACAATTCAGGAAAACTTACAAAGTTTAGTTTTCGATATGATCACAGCAACTTCACCGGCAACTGAAGAAGCTGAAACAATTTACTACTTTGGTTCTATACCAACGACAGATTATTATGCTTTAGAATCTTTAGGATATACCGCTTCTACCAACGTTTATAACGTTCCTTCAGTTTCTTTAGATTTTAACGATTTAACAGACGCTCAAAATGATCCTTGGTATTATTCATTATTCGATAATAACGGAAATAACGAATATTCAGGTGTTTCATTTACGTCAATCGTAACAGGTTTAACTCAGATATCTTCATCTAGTACATGTGCGTCTTTCTACAACTATAGTATTAGTGGAAATTCAGGTTCGATTAACTACACAAATCAAACGATCGATGTTTGTTTACCTCAAGGGTTTACAGGAGCGTTGAGTGGTTTAGTTGCTGATTTCAGTGCTTGTACTACAGGAATAACAGTTGCTTCAGTTGTACAAGTAAGTGGTGTCACTGCAAACGACTTCACATCAGGAAGTATTGTTTATACTTTAACATCACAAGATGGTTCAGTTACTACAACCTACACAGTTAACGTACACCCGTATGACCCTTGTAATCTTTGTGTATATTCAGGTAATTCAGGGACTCAGGATGTGGGTGGTATAACGACATGTTATTCAGGTTCGGTAAATTTAGGTATGTATTTCTATACAGGTACTTCATACTCTGATTATGATAACGTAGTTATTGGTACATTAAGATCTAGAGGTATCTCAACATATGCCGCGAATAGTAGAAATCCAGCGTGGGAAGTAACAGGTTTGACTGACGTTTCTTTATCAATGACAGGTCAATATGTAAATGCATTGAAAAACCCTTATTCCCCATTTGCGGTCAATGTAACAAACAAAGATGGTCAAAACTTTACTTTTGAAACATCATTCCAACTGTCAAATGCAAATTATATTACAAAAGTATTTGGTATTACTAACTTCCAAAAACCAAGATTAGAAACACCATTATTCTGTGAAGAAAGTTTCCAATCGTTCTTAAACTTCGCTTATAACAAAGGTTATATTCGAGGATTAAATCCTGAACTGATAGCTTTAGATTCCGCACAAAGTGGTGATATCAATTCAATCGGTTGGTATTTAGATAGATGGCAAACCCCAAGTTCTCCTTATGTTGTTTCAGAACTAAGAGGTAACAAAGTATTTGACCTATTTAGATTCTACACTGTATCTGATGGAGATGCCGCTAACACATTGATTAAAATATCAATTGCTGATATTTCATTTGCAAACTCAACATTTACAGTATTAGTTAGAGATTATTTCGATACAGATGCTAATCCTGTGGTTCTTGAGAAATTCACTAACTGTAGTATGAACCCAGCTCAAAACAACTTTATTGGTGTTAAAATTGGTACATTAGATGGTGAGTACACCTTGAACTCAAGATACGTAATGGTGGAGATTAACGAAGACGCACCAGTGGACGCTGTACCTTGTGGATTCAACGGATTCAATTTTAGACTATACGCAGGAGCAAGTTCACCATTCCCAATTATCAAATCAAGATATGATTTCCCTGGTGAAGTTATATACAACCCACCATTCGGATTAAGTACTGGAAATGATAATGCTAATACAAGTCCTGGGGATAATATCAGAAGAACTTATCTTGG